GAATGGACGCCTGCCGCCTTCGTGACCGATTTCCGCAAGCTTTCCGACCGTGGAAAGGCGCTACTATTTCGCTCGGTAGGTTCCGGCGATGTCCTGCCGTTCCTCAATGACATCGCTGAAGTGAGTCAGAAATTCGTTGACCGTGGGAAACTCGCAAATACATCCGGGACGGCCGGACATAATGCAATGTACGCGGCCGGCGGTGCTGTCCTGTCGGGCTTGGCGCGCGGCTCGCTCAAAGAACCCCTGACCGTCATCGGGGGTATCGCAGGCATAAACGGCGTGGCCCGTCTGTTGGCCCGTCCCGCTACGGCTGCTTCCGTTGCTCGTTGGGCGCGCATCTATAACAGCTTTGCGACTAGCAACGCTCCAACAGCGCGGATCGGGCTCGAAATTGCGAGCCGGAACCTTGCTAATACTGCCGCTGCGAACGGCGTCAGGTTCAACCCTGCGGATCTGATGAAGTCGATAACGACGCCAAGCAACGCAGAGCAGAGTGACCAGCAAGACGCTCGGCCACCAACCAGTCAATAAAACAGAGGCCGCCACGATAATGCTCAAACGCATCTTCCTTGGGCTAGTAATAGCCGCCGGGCTGCTTTCGCCTGCCTATTCGGCCGGTACATTACCCGGTTTTTCCCTCTCGCAACAGATGGACAAGTTCGGCAAGCCCCTGGCTGGCTGTACCTTGTACATTATTCAGGCGGGAACGACCAGCACCCCCCAAATCGCCTATCAGGACAGCGCCTTAACCATCCCCGTGCCTGGTGGAAGCCAGCTTACTTGCGATGCCGCAGGCCGTCTACCGCAGTTCTTTCTAGCTGACGGGTCGATCAAAATCCGCCTGGCGGACGTTAATGGCGTCCAGCAGGTTGCCGCTGACGGCCTTTTGGTGGTCGGTCCTTCGGGGGGTGGTGGTGGTGGTGCGTCGGTCGATCCGACGACCATTCTCACGACTGGCGATATCAAGGTTTCCTATGGGGTCGGGGTTGTCTCCGGATTTGTCCGCACCAACGGCCGCACGATCGGCAATGCGACTTCTGGGGCAACCGAGCGGGCTAACGCGGACACGTCGGCGCTATTCGCATTCCTTTGGAACGGCGATGCAAATCTGGTCGTATCCAGCGGGCGCGGGGTTTCGGCGGCGGTCGACTATGCCGCTAACAAGACAATCGCACTGCCAGACTTGCGAGGCCGAACGATTGCCGGCCTCGATGACATGGGGAATACAGCGGCGGGACGGCTTACTAGTTCTTATTTTGGTTCCGCAGCAACGACCTTGGGCGTATCGGGCGGGGCGGAAAGTCAAACTCTAACGCTGGCTCAATTGCCGACCGGAATCACTTCAGGCGGCAGCCTCGGTCTGTCGGTGGGGAACCTCGTCTCGTCAAATAACAACACGACCACATTCAGCGCGAACAGCGGTGCAGCAATTTGGCAAGCGTTCCCGAACGGCTCTAGCACAGGTCTCAACAATCCTACTACCACGGGTACGCTCACGTCGAACAATACGAATGGCACAGCGCATCCAGTTGTTCAGCCGACCATGCTCACAACTATCTATATCAAGCTGTAGCACATGTCATTCATCAGAAACTTCGACCAATCCAACAAAGCGGATTGGACGTTCGACATCACTGCGGATGCCTATGATGGAGACGATAATCTTATCGGTCCAGTGGACTTCACGGGCGCAGCCGTATCATTCGTTGTGAAGGATGAAAACAATTGCCAAAAACTCTCGGCCACGATCGGAAGCGGAATTACTCAGCCTGTAGGCACAACGCTGGAGGTCTTGTTTACGGCTTCACAGATGGAAGTGCTTTGCCCCGGCTCTTACAAAATAGGGTGTGTCTATTCTCTCAACGGAGAAATCAATCAATTATTGACCGGGACAATCTCAGTCTATGATGGCGTAGCCAAGCTATGACCGTTTCATCGATCAAGGTCAAAATCGTCAGGAAGCCGACGCTAAAGCTCAAGGTATTGCCGCGCTTTCCTTCAAGCGTAACGGTAGCCAGCCCGATCTTGCTGGACACGACAGGCGGAAATTACGCCTTCAGCCTCGATCTAAATACCATCGAAGCATCCATTTTAGCTTCGGTAGAAGCAGCGCTTGCGGGACTCTATCAGCCGATCGAAAACGTAGATCAGCCCATCACTGCCGGTTCTACGGCTACCGTGAATAATGCCTCTTTCACAGTACGGGTTAACAAGACTGTTGGGGGCGCAATCACGCTGACGCTTCCGCTGGCTTCCTTCAAAACAGTGCCGGTCCTCATCGCCGATTGGAAGGGCGATGCGGGGACAAACAATATAACCATCAACCCAAGCGGCTCCGAGAAAATTCAGGGTAGGTCGAGCTGGGTCATCGCTGCTGACAATGGCAGCGTTTTCTTAAGGCCAATAGCCGGGGTCGGATACGCTCTATGAAATCTCTACATCGGTTTGTTGCGGTCGCTTCGGCGACCATTTTTTTTGCCGGTTCGGCTCTTGCTCAGAATGCGGGTACGGTTGCCAACCATTCCGTACCAGCAGGGCGAGGGGCAGGCGTAGCGGGCTTTGGGAGCGTAGGGCCGGGAACGACCGGGCAGCTCCTTTCGGGCGTGACGAGTGCAGATCCCACGTTCCTGAGTGCGGGGACTACTAATCAGGTGCTAACGGGCACCACAGGATCGCAGCCGACTTGGCAGCCGCTTTTGACCGTTTTCAACGCGATATGCACGGCGTCCCCATCAACCTGCGTAACACTACTGGGTTATGCCAACCCGGCATGGTGGGGTGCTGCTCCTGCGGCATCTGCAGCCACTAACTCATCCGCAATCACCAGCGCCCTCGCCGCCAGCAAACTCATCTATATGGGCTACGGCGCACCCGGTACCTATACGATCAACGCCGCGATTTCGATGGTCTCGAATCAGCGGTTCACTTGCTCTCCGGGCGTTACGATCACTCAGGGTAACGCCGCCAACCTCACCGTTTTCTTCGACTTCTTCAACAATGTCCCCGCCAACTCTCGGCTCGACCATTGCACCGTTGACGGCAACCTCGCCGGCAATACCAACGCGAGCACCAACCTCGCTAATGTCAACTCTGGCGCTTCGCACATTACCATTGATTACAACACCTTCACCGGATCGAGCGGCGGCGATATCGTTGTTGCGAACAGCACCTATGCCATCATCGACCACAACTATTGCGCCAATTCAATTAACTACTGCGTGGCGATGTTGAACTCTGCGGCTGGCTCTCGGGGATATCACCAAGTCACCAACAATGTCGCTATTGGCCCAATGCTGCATCTATTCCAAGTGCAGCAGGTTGACGGCAACAGATTCGCCGATAACTTCGCCATAGGTCAATCGGCCTTGGGTGGTGCCAACAGCACCATGCAGGCGACCGTGTCCGGTACGACCGCAACCTGGGTAAGCGGCACGAACTTCTCCGGCATCTCTGCCAACGCCACGGCCAATGTTCTGGTCTGCAACGGCGGTTCCGAGTACCCCATCACCGCATGGGTTTCCAATACCCAGCTAACCATCAGCAATCCTGGCGCGCTTAACTTCACCAACCAGCCATGTGCAATCGGTAGCGGCGATATCTATTCGATCATTAATACTTCGTTCAATCAATTCACAGGCAACTTCTCCTCGGGTGGTGTTACCGGCGCTTTTGTTCTCGCCAACCAAGGTGGGGCTATTGCCTCTACCGAAAACTCATTCCAGAATGATTTCGTCGGCAATCACATCGAGAATGCCGGTAACTTCTGCTTTGCTCTTGAAGCCGGCACTGCTACCGGCAGCCCCCATGTGGATCAAACCACCATCACCGGAAATAGCTGCCTGTCTCCGGGGCGGTCTGGTGCGGCCGGGGCCAATCCTGCCGGTGTTCAACTCTTTGCCGCAGCGGGCTTGATGAACACGGTTGTAATCACCGGCAATTCATTTTGGGATCCGCAAGGCGTTGCCAATGGTGCGTGGCTCACTGGATCGGGCACCACCGCTGTCGTCAATCTCGTACTTTCTGGCAATGTCATAAAAGACTTCGCCAACGGTTTGAACTCTCTCAATATCCCCATCTTCTCGAACTTGCCTAGCATTCGGGGGCAGGATGCTTTCATCATCGATGGCCTTGCAGCCAGTTGCGGCGACTCCGCCTGCACTACCTTTGGAACAACCGTTACCGGAGGCGGCGGCGCCCTGAAACTGAAAGTATGGCACAACGGCACTAATTACACACTGACTGGCAAATAAGGATGAAAACGTCAGCCGATGGCCGCGCGTTCATAGAGGCGTTTGAGGGCAAGTTTCTTCACACTTACGATGACGGAACGGGAGTCCTAACAATAGGTTACGGGCACACGACGATGGCCGGGCCGCCCGCTGTTTATCGTGGACAAACCATTACCGACGCGGAGTGCGATGCAATACTTGCCGCCGATCTCGGCAATGTCGAAGCCAATGTTTCCAAATGCATCACCGTTTCGATGGGGCAAAGCCAGTTCGACGCGCTTGTCTCGTTCGACTTCAACACCGGGGCACTCGCCAAGTCGTCTATCGCGGCCAAGATCAACGCGGGCAACCACGACGCGGCCATGTCAACGCTGCTGATGTACGACCATGCAGGCGGCCGGCAGATGGATGGATTAACCCGCCGCAGGCAAGCAGAGCGGCTGATGTTCGTCGGTCAAGTTCAGCAAGCCATGCGGTTGGCTGGCGCTCACGCTACCGCACCAAGCAAGCCGATGCCGCAGGCCCCTACACGGCCTCCGATTATGAAGCCTATCGACGTTCCGCAGCCCGTTACCGGATGGGCTGCGTTATTTGCGTTCATCCTCTCACTGTTCAAAGGAAAATAACCATGTTTACCTGGCTCGCTATCGACTTCGTTGCCGCTGTCTCGTTTGGTGCCGGCGGCGCCCTCATCTGGTTCTATAAGCCAAAAATCCAGTCGCTTGTGATCGGTGCCAATGCCGTATCAGCCAAGCTGCACGCTCAGGCCGACGCCATCGCTGCGGCTGTCAAGAAATGAAGAAGGCATGGGCCGCCTGCTTCAACTCGGCAACTATGGCCGTCCAATATGCAGGGCTGGCCTTTGGCATCGTGGTGGCGAACATCGACAGCATCGCCGCTGTGGTCGGGGATCAGAGCTTCGTCGCATGGGTTCAATCATGGCTTGGTAATGACCCCAAGGCGCTCGGCATTGCCATGAGTACCTTTTCCACCGTCACCATGGCGGCGCGAATGCGCACGCTGATTAAGCCGAGGCGGTAAGATGTGGCTTGCCCTCATGCAGTTGATCGGCGGCCCGATCGTCTCGGGGTTGATCTCTGCCTATAGCGCTCACTTGAAAGCAACGACCGCAGATATCAAGGTTGCGGCGGATTTGGCTGGGCAGGAAGTCGCGGCGCAGACGGCGGAAACGCAGGCGCAGACGCAATTGAAAATCGCGGAAATTGGTCACGCATGGGAGCCGGAAAAGCTCGCCTTCTATGTGACGCTGATTTTCTATGCGAAATGCCTGCTCTGGGACAAGGTTCTGCATCTCGGCTCGACTGACATGCTCGCAGGCGATGTCAGCGTATGGGCTGGAATGATTATGGGGTTTTACTTCACCAAGAGGGGGTTTGAAAATGTTGCGCGTATTATCAAGCGTTAGTGTTGTTATCCTTCTTTCTGGCTGTGCAACCCAGTTTGGAACGAGAATGACGCATCCTGCGCACCATCAGGTTCAGCGGACCTCGCCCGTTGTCGGTCCGGCCGCTCCCATCCCTCCAATCCCCGTCGCCAAAGAGACATTCAAGCAGCGCTGGCTCCACAAGTTCTTCATCAAGCGAGCGATCGAGAAATGATCGACTACACGATCACAATCGGAAACATCGTCGAAATCGGTTCGATCCTGCTGGGTGGCATCGCGGTACTCTGGACACTCAAGAGCGACGTTAAAACACTCAAACGAGATTTTGTCGCCATCCAGGACGAAATCAAGAAGCTCGGCGATATTCTAGTAAACCTCGCAGATATTCGCGGCGACATCAAAGCACTTTCTGCGCGTGTTAGCATGGCAGAACAGGACATCCGCGAAATGAAACACGGCGACGGGTTTGTAAAAGGCCCTCGCGGCGTAGATCGCGAATACAAATGATCTTCGATCACTGGCTGTACTGGCTTGGAGCCTTCCTGGTCGTGATTGGCATTTTAACAATCGCAGCCGCGATTCAGGAGGGCAGGAGTGATTAAAATCGTTGCTGTCCTGTGCAGCCTGTCATCCCCGACAGACTGCCACGAGCAAACCGTCACCACCTCGGACTTCGCCGATCTCTCCATAACAGCCTGCATGATGGGCGCTCCGCAACTTGCGGATTGGATGAAAGACCATCCTGACAAACGACTTGCCAAGTGGAAGTGCGTCATCGGAACTCCATCAAAGGGAATCTAGATTGAGCGCTCCCAAGCTGCTTTTTCTCGACATCGAAACAAGCCCGATTCTAATGACTTCATGGAGCATGCGGCCCCCTTATGCGGGGGCCGTTTATGTTTTACGTGACACCTACATCCTGATGGCATCCTGGAAATGGGGGCATGAGAAAACCGTCAAGACGGCGGCATTGCCTGATTTTCCTCGTTACAAGCGCAATAGACACGACGATAAAGATTTGTGCGGTACTCTTCGTGATTTGCTGGACACTGCGGATATCGTGGTCGCGCATAATGGCGATGCTTTCGACATCAAAAAGATCAACTCACGACTGATTACCAATGGCCTGAAGCCGCCGAGCCCCTTCAAGACGATTGACACCTTGAAGGCGGCCCGCAGGGCGTTCAAGTTCGACAGCAACAAGCTAGACAATATCGGGCGGTATCTCAACGAGGGCCGCAAGATCCCCAATACAGGGGCGGCTCTGTGGCGCGGTTGCGTCGAGGATGGCGACCCCAAGTCGTGGCTTATCATGCGGCGATACTGCAAGCAGGATACGGAACTGCTTGCAAGGGTCTATGAACGCGTCAAGCCTTGGATGTCGAACCACCCGAACATGAACCTTTACAACGGCGGGACGGCTTGCCCGACCTGTCAGAGCAGCAATGTGCAGCGGCGAGGGGTGATGATTAAACTTAGCTCCAAACGCAACCGCTTCCATTGCCAGGATTGTGGGTCTTGGTTCTCCGGCGCCAAGGTATGACCCTAGCACTCACCCCGGAATTGCTAGCTCATGCCTATGACTATCTTTGCTGCACAGATCCGTTCTCGAAATGGAATATGCCGCCCTCCGAGGACGTTAAGTTTCTAGTCATCAAAACCGCTGATCGGTACGCACATTATCAAATGATTGATAGCGTCCACCACATCGCGGTATCAACGAAGTGGGTAAATCGCCATCAATCACTGCTTTCAACGCTCGGGCATGAGATGGTTCACCTCCATATCCGGTCTGCCGGAATCAGGCAGAGGAACGCTCACGGTAAGGTCTTCCAGCGCCTGGCTGACGAAGTGTGCAAGTCTCACGTCGAATTTGATCGGTTGAATTTCTGATGTCAGGGCCTTTGATTCTTGTCGTAGGTGCTATCTACCTGTATATTGCTGGTGATTTGTTTTGTGCCGGTAAAATGGGGCTTTCTCTCACTTTTGCGGGCTACGCATTTAGCAATATCGGGCTTTGGATGGCGGCAAGATGAATGCAGTTGATCTAATCGAGACAGCCGGTGGGTTGGTTGGCGGCGATCGTGCCAAGACCCACGGCGACAAGCATAGAAACTTCGCCAACATTGCATCGCTCTGGAATGCCTATCTACAGCCCAAGAACGGGGCACTGATAAGCGCTGCCGACGTAGGCTACATGATGGCCCTCCTAAAGATTGCGCGCACCCAGAGCGGCGCAATGAACGATGACGACGCTGTAGATGCTATCGGATACATCGCCTGCGCTGGCGAGATAGCTTCCACGCTCCGCTAACCACCCACCACAGGACAAGACGACATGACGCTTAGAAAGGCGATCTAATGGCTTTTGGTAAAATGGGAGCAAGGGGTGGCTTTGGCTCCCTCGGTCTCCTTGGGGGAGCGGGGATAGCCCTTAATCTGTCCGCCTCGACGTTCCCGGCGAACTCGGCCCTCAATACCGTGATCGGCACGTTGAGCGTCAAGGGCGGGACCGGCTCCTATACCTATACGTTCACCAGCAACCCCGGAGTGCTGTTCAACATCTCGACCAACCAGCTCCGGGTGACGAGCACCACGATTGCCGCAGGGTCTTATCCCGTGACGATCAAGGCCGACAACGGCGCGGGCTCGACGGTTACAAAATCATTCCTGTTAACGGCTACCGGCGGCGTTGCGCTGAAAGCCGACCTATCCGACGCAAACGCAAACGAAGCATGGGTGTTCTGGTGACCTTTAAAATTGAACTGACCTCGGAAGATATCGAACTGATTGGCCGGCTCCTCGATGAGCAGCCCTACAAGCTGGTAGCCCCGCTCGCGCAGCGGGTTCAGGCCCAGATCAACGCGCAACTAGCCCCTGAAATTCCGGTGACGATCCGCGACGAGAATGTGATCGTTCCGAAGAAGCGAAAAGGACGATAAACGATGGCTGTTTCTCTCTCGGTAATTGCCGCCAAGGATAGCGCGGGAACCGCCATCGCTGGCGGCTTGCAGGCACAGGACAAGTCTGGCGCCGGAACGGGTCCGTTTACGCTCGGCCACATCATGATTGATGGCTTGGCTGGCACAAACATGGCGGCTGTCACGGCAGCAAACGCCGTCAAGGTGGACGGGAGCGCGGTAACGCAGCCTGTATCGATCGCGACGGCTCCGGCGTTGGTTGCCAGTTCTGCCATCATCGGCAAGGTCGGCATCGACCAGACGACGCCAGGAACCACGAACGCCGTTTCGCTTTCCGCCGAAACTACCAAGGTCATCGGCGTTACGCGGACGGCGGACGGCTCTGGAAATCTTGTGACATCTACCGCCAACGCGATGGATGTCAACATAAAGTCGGGGCTTTTGAATGCTGGCGCGGCGGTGTCCGCGAGTTCTGCGCCTTCCGTTCTGGCGACGGACCAAGCAACGCTCTCGGTAGCCTTCGATTCGACGCAGTTGATGAATGGCAAGTCTGGCGTGGCTCTCAGTCCGACGAAGGTCAAGATCAGCGTTGCGTCTGCCACGACCACTACGCTTGTTGCCCTGGTGACTTCCAAGAAAATCAGGATACTGGCTCTCTACCTCGTTTCGACGGCCGCCAATACCGTTACGTTCCAGTCTCACACCACGACTTCCAATAGCGATGGCGGGAGCGCCTTTGCAGCGAACGGCGGCATCTGCCTTCCCTTCAATCCGATCGGATGGTTCGATACCACGGCTGGCGAGGCGCTTGACATGGTGACATCCGGCGCGGGTCAGGTCAGTGGTCAGTTTTCCTATGTTGCAATCTAATGCTGGGTGGGAATGGCCTTGCGCTTATTCCGACTAATGTTTGGAATAAGCTTCCTATCGGGAACGGCGGTCTTGTCACGCGGTTTGACATCGCTCCCGATGGAACGATGGTATGCGCGCCTGACGTGGCTGGTGCCTATCTCTGGAGCGCTCAACAGAACAAATGGGTACAGCTTGTCACGACGGCATCTATGCCAGCCGGAACGACCGCTCTTGATGTAACGACGGTCGCGCCATACGAGATCGTTATCGACCACCTAAACCCCTTCACGCTATGGATGCACTGGAGCGGTAATCTCTATAAGTCCATAGACAAGGGCACGTCGTGGACGCTGCTTTCCGGGTTCACGTCGCAGCCTTCATACCCGGACATGGCAAACACCGTCCCAACCAAGGGATGGGGACCGTACATTGCGGTCGATCCCTATAATTCCTCTGTGGTTTACGTGGGCAATCCGTCTCGCGGACTAGCTCGAACGATTGATGGTGGAAATAATTTCACCATATTGACGCAGTTCGCGGCTGGATTGCCGGGAGCAATTCAGAATACCGATGCGGCCCCGTCTACGGGGACAGGAACGTCCAGCGTCGTCGTCGGGACGGGCAATAAAACGTTCTCATCTCTCTCGTTCAATCCGCTTTCATTCAATTTCCCGTCCACAGCGAGCACCACCACATACGTTCAAGTCTGGCGGACGAGCGATCCAACCGTTCAGATGATCGGCAATTTCGTCTCTTCAAGCTCAACCCAATTTGTCATCAACGTCGATACGGCGCAGGGTTCCGGGACGTTTACCGACTGGACAATAAGCCAGTTGCAGGCCATCGGTGGCGGCCATCGGATCGTATTCGATACGTCTGGCGGCGCGGTAACTGTTTCCGGTCAGATTCGCTGTGCGAACATTTTCGTTCACACCTACCGAGTTGGGACATGGAAAAGCACAGATGGCGGTGTGACTTTCTCTGCTGTTAGCGCAACTAATCGCCCAACTGCAATTCGGAGAATGACGTGCGATCCGTTCGGCGTATTGTGGTTGACCAATGACCACTACTCTTTTTCTGCCACAAACGCCGACAAGTATGACGGGACGACTTGGACAAGAGGATTGACCCTCGGAGGCGGCGCACTTTGGTACGATCAGGTTGTGATCGATCCAACGAGGGTAGCGACGAAGGCGACCACGACAGTATGCTATGTAGAGGGGAATGCGTTTTTCACGTCAATATCCATAGATGGTGGGGCAAACTTTAATCAGTCCGGCACGATTACTTATGCTTCCAGTGGGGACGTGGATTGGATCCTTCCATGGTATTCAGCTGGTAACGGCTTCCTCGGTGCCTTCTGTGCTGCTTTTGATCCCCTAAATTCGGGCCGTCTATACTTCGGCGGCGAGGGGCTTTGGTATTGCGTTCCTCCAGCGGCGGGATCGGGGACGGCAATCACCATCACCCAGCAGACACGCGGCATTGAAGAGTTCGGCATCGTCAACATTACTTCGCCGGGCGGCGCAGCCTCGGCAAACTCGGTCATTGTCGGGACGTGGGACTTCCCTCTGTTCTATACCAACAACTTTAGCAAGTACCCTACCGCAATCGGCGGCGCTTATGGTGCCTCCCAAACGCAATTGATGCGGGGCAACGGTTTTGATTGGGTGTGGAACTCGCCTCAAACCGTTGTCGGCTTGAACCAGAAAGAGACAGGTCCTCTCGGCACCAATGACGAGCAGTCGGGGTACTCATTCTCTGGTGGTGTGCCGGGGACGTGGACGAAATTCGCAACCCCTCCTTCGACTGCACCGGGTGGATGGATAGCGGCATCTGATAAAGACACCGTTCTTTGGGTCACTACAGACGGTTGGAGCGTGCCGCCGAAGTTCACGACGAATGCCACGGGAAACCCCGTCACATGGAGCAGCATATCCATTCCAGGCGGAACGCCAACAACCGGGTGGGGTCCGAATTCACAGGGATTCGCGCCAGCCAGCAAGGGCTGCGAGTCTGACAAGGGCAACGGAGACATTTACCTCTACAATTGGAACGACGGGACCGGCAACGACCAGATTTATAAATGGACAAAATCAAGTGGTCTCTGGTCAACAGTCCGTCACCCGGCTTTGCCGAACTCAACACTCAATGAGATTATGAAATCAGTCCCCGGAATGCCGGGGCATCTGTTCATCACGTCGGGCATCGGCGGGAATCCGCACCCAAATCCGCATTCCGTTTCGGCCTGCTACTATACGACTGACGGTTTCGCGACGACGTTCACAGCGCTCACGGTTGCATCTGGAAACGGCTTTCAGGAAATCATTAGCTTCGGCTTCGGAGCTGTTTTCCCCGGCTTCACCGATCCGACCGTGTTTGTAGCTGGATGGAGAACAGGCACAACAACGGTAAACGGCTCGCCGGTTACGCTGACTAGCGAATATGGAATATATATGTGCAAGGACTTCTTTACCGGATCTCAGACGTGGATTCAGTGCGGCGGAAAGTACCCCGGCGGTTATGTCGGGCTTGTCATCGACATTGATGCCGACAAAACAATCCCAGGCCAAGTTTATATAGGAACGGACTATGGATGTCTTTGGGGGAGGTTTAGCTAATGTTTAGCAAGATAATCGGTGGCGGCGTAATAGATCCGACTGCCGCTGGCGGCGCGACACTAACTTACACCGCCACCGACGTTTCACAGGTGCCCGATACGACCAATACCGGAACATTCACGGTCAACATTGGGACCATAGCCGCCGATAGGGTCGTGGTCGTCCTTATAAATACCAGCGCCGCTTCTGGGAGCAATGGCACCCCAACGACCGTTACCCTGAACGGGAACGCAATGACGTTGGCTGTGTCAGAGGCAAGCACCGGCAATGGCGGTATTTTCATATATTATCTCCCGGTGCCGTCTAGCCTGATTAATTCGACTACGGCAACGCTGCAAGTAACCACCCCATTTTCGTTCGGAACCGAAGTTGTTGTTGGCAATCTTAATGGTTCTGCGGCAGCGAGCGTGCGAGCGAGTAATAGCGTCATATGGAGCGGCGGCGGTACGGTGTCTGATCCGCGCGGCGTTCCAAATGATCTTGCCGCAGTATCCGCTTTAGCTGGCGACATCGTTGTTACGGGTTGGGCTATTGATAGATCAGGAACCTATACCGTCAATGGGGGCAGCGCTACTGTAGACTTTAATGCTGCGGGTGGGTCTCCGTGGTTCGTAGCGGCGCACGGAACGAGTGGAAGCCCAAGCTTTAACGGCGCCACAAACTTCAACAACAGCTTCGCCATAGTCGCATTCAAGCCGTGACATTAGGAGATTGACCGAAATCATTTTCAAGTATTTTGCCCATCCGCCGTATCCGTTGAACGCGCATGAAATATCCGTCCGCGTCCAGCAAAGCTTGGTCTAAAATATGTTGCAGGCTCGACATCTTGAAGTGGATAGGATCGTTATAGGGAACGCCGCTCCGATTCAAAAGCTCGACACACTCAGAGACGCACAACTCCGTCAGCGTCAGCAGATCACGCTCCGTGCTATCGGCGTCGCTCACGGCTCGGATAAATTGTTGCATCTGGCGACCCCTCATTAAAGGCAAAGACACTACCCCACGTTGCCATCCCCGCCTAGCCCCTTTGTGGCGGTAGTCCTTGCCCAGCATCAGTTATGGCTTTCGATGCTTGGTCACGGTATCCTTGAAACCGCAGATATCGCACCGCTCGCCTTCTCCGATTAGGTCACGGTCGCATCGTGGGCACCACGAAAGCCCGCGCTTTGGTTCGGTCTTGCGGTCTCGGTTGCTTATCGCGCGGACGTCATCCCAATCGTTGTCGCGGTATCGGATCATGTCATCCTCACCTTTCGCTTAGGAGTGCCATTCTATCATGCCGACTTCGCCACGGCTGTTTAGATAGACATAGCACCAGCCCCAGGTTTCATGGGACGTGACGGTGGTCGGTCTCTGGCGCCAGAATGGTCCTATCCACATATCGCTGCTCCCTGTTTAGGACTGCGGACGTAGCGAAGGCCGCTTCATATAAATGGTGTGGTTCGTGAACTGAACGGATACTGCTACAACTTCCCAGCCCTCAGTCCCGAGATTGTTTAGACGCTTTTCGTTGTCTGCCTCTCGGCCGCCTTCCATTCTCAGGACCAGATATTGCCACTGACCTTTCATAGCGCCCCGACTTTCTGCTCAAGACTGGTTATGCGGGCTATCAGGATGCTCCGGCTCCGGCACAAGCATATAGCCCATGTCGATCGCCTTAGCCTCCAGCCAAGCGAAGCGCTCGTCCATGTTCTCCGTTCCAGGGATTGTCACGTCAGCGCGGAGAATGGCTGCATATTCCCTCAGAAGCTTATCTACGGTTATGTGGCGCGAATCCTCTGGCGGGAATGAAAGGCGCTCGCACATTTCAGCTTTTTCCAGATCGGCCATTGGTCATCCTCGATGTTCGGTCAGCACTAGAAGTCGGTTGGCGGAAGCGGATTCATCCAAGCGTGGATAATCATAAAAACTATTAGACCAGAAAGCACTAGAAGGGCGCCCATCATCGATCTCCATTCGTCAGTGCGGTGCTCATCACCGCTATTGCCTCTGCAATCTTCTGTACAAGATCAGAAGCTGCTACCGGATCGATAGCGAGGTCGTTATCTCTGCACCAATTGCGCAGGATTTTACGTCCGATCTCGATATCCTGCTTGGTTGGTTTTGGCATGGCTGGTGCCTACTGATGACCAATGTCGCAAACGACAAAGACATTGTGCTGCGCGGAATAACCGATAACAGGATTCAGTCCCTCGGATTTCATCCTGTCATAGTCCTTCAGAATGCGAGCCGAGGCCGACTGATCGCCGGTAATATGGGCGATACGCCGGACCTTTTCCTCATCAATGGGCTTTAGGTCGCTCGGAAGTTTGGACATATCAGCGCTCCTGCATTCATTGGTAGTGTCCTTGCCAGACTGGTTACAGGCCAGTACGCGCCCGCCAGATGCGGTGACACTTCTGGCATTCCATAAATATTTTTGTTGGCTCAGCATCACAAGGACGGAAGCCGCGCCAATTATCGACATGCCACCACTCGCACCACTTTCTGCACAGCCACATCATGCCCCATCCCCCTGTCGCACTGGTGGTGGGATGGTGATGTCGCCGCAGTAGCGGCATGTCCCGCCCTCAGAGCCGCCCTCCAACTCGTCCTCGCCGCAATAGAGGCACTTGCCGTCCCACGGGGCGACGGCTTGATGAACCTCTGGCTCTCTTTCCTCGCTCATGCCCGATTTCCCCTGCACATCCGTTACGAGCCGAAGTACAAACCGGCGTTCTTGCCGATCTTGACGAGGTTCCGGTTCTTGGCCTCGATCGGGTCTAGGATCTGCTTCATGCGGTCGTAAAGCGTCTTGTCGTCCCGGCGCCAGCGGGCCTCCAGATCGGGCCAATGTTCGACCAGCGCGGTCCATTCAGGGCCGATCGCCGCCACCTCGGCTAGACGCTCCCGATACTCCGGAACGGCATCTAGGAGACCGATACAGCGTCCCAGGTCGCCGCCATCGTGCGGATAGCAAAAGCTGGTCTTCGGCCGTTCGCCGAGCATGACCGTCAGCAACGCGAGGGACGATGTCCCGGTCTTTCCGCTTGCCGCCCATTTTGCTGCGCGTGTTGCAGGTCCGTCCATTTCCATCTCCATGCGCCTCTCAGAGGCTGTTAAAGTGCCGATGACTGACTTGACCCAACGATTTCAGTGGTAAAATCTCCATAGCAGACACTAAATCTAGTTGCTAAGTATCTGATATGTCTAATGCTGTCAGTCATCGGTCAGTCGGTCGCGTTCAGTCATCGTTCTTCTTGCGGCTTTCCATCCTCATCCGCATGACCTTGGCGGTCGCTTCGGCTTGGCCGCGGTCATAGTCGGCGGTCTGCGAAACGTCGCTGTGCGTCGCGGCATGGCGGACGAACTCGATCGGGGCGCCGGCCTGGATGGCTTCCGAGATCGCCCCTGAGCGACTGTCCATATTCCATACCTCGTCCGGTATCCCGCAGGCTCGCGCCACCATCCGCCATTTCCGGCGGTATTCGTTGCCCGACCACGGCCAGCCGTTTTGATCATTGGTGAGGAGGGGGCCGGACGCCGGCAGCAGGTGCCGGTTCACGGTGACCTTCTTCGTGATGGGATCGACCATGATCAGGGTCTCGCCGCCGGCAACCTCCTGCAATTCTTCGAGCACCATCGGCGCCAGCTTCAAGTCGGCCTCCATCAGCTTTAGCTTCTTGCTGGTGATGTGCCGCAGGATCAGGTTCTCATCGATCTCCTGCCAGACGATACCCCGGAGCCACTTTTCCTTGCCCCTGACTACGGCGGATATGCCCTTTTCGGACACGGGCACCCATTCGCCTATCACGTCCTTCTGGCGCAGGGTGCATTCAAACTGGAACGCCTGTCCGAGCGCGATCGAATCCCAGCCGAAGTGCTCCTTGGCCTTGGCCCGGATCGCGTTGGCGTGCTCGGCCGTGACGCTGACGCCGCGCGCCTTCGTTCCTTTGAATCGCATCTTGCTCATAACACCACATAGGCGCTCGCAGTCCGGATCTTCAAGCAGGGTCGCGCCGAAACTGAACAGAGCGCGGAGCTGACCGATAAAGGCCGATCCGGTTGCCAGCCGCTTGCCGTCCATGCTCCAGTCCTTATGCCACGCCAGCAGCACGCGTGCCTTGATGTCGGACAGAGCCTCGGTCCCGTGCCGCGCCGTAATGCGCCGGAGCATGCTGTCGCGATTCTGGCGGACGTGATAGCGGTTATTTTGATAGGGCGAATCCGCGTCGGAGCGATAGCAGTGGATCAGGGACCGCAGGCTTCCGTTGAAGGCATTGGGTGGCAGATCGACGCCGCGGCTCCACATGAGCATTTCGGACTGATACTGCTGGCATTGGGTAGAGATGTGAGCCGCCTCTATCGTAGTCGGCTCTACGCCGGACCATAGCGTCACGCTTTTCGGCCGATATCCCTTCGTGACGAGATCGGTACGGGCCTGCCATGTCGCGGCCCATCCCTTCATTCGCATTCGCCAGACAAGGCCAGGCGCTTCGTGAGCCATTTTCGGTGGCTGTCGTTCGGTCATCTTTATCCCCTTCGGGTTGGTGGAGCATCCACCATAAGCCCATTGTGTTTGTCCAGCCACGCTTTAACAGCCGGCCAGTAGCGTCTATCCCCGAATAATGGTTGCTTTTTCGGGAAGCCGAATTTGCTTTCCAGCCCTGGCAACATCGAGCGCATCACCTTGTCCGGCACGCCGAGGCGGCGGATCAACTCTGAATCCTTCAGATATAGCTTATCCTTCTCGCGCTCGAGCGTTTCCGGCGCCGGCATGCTCATGGCTAGTCGTCCGTTTTTCTGAGAAGTTCAGAAATATCGGGGGCCTGGACCATCCAGCCACGCTTACGAAATTCTGCCAACGACCCTTCGGCGATCGTGCATGCGCGATCTACAACTTCAGACGGGGTAGAATTGCGGATGACTGCGCGACCAGCGGAATCTTCTCCCTCTACTTCGCCAGCGATCATGCCCCAGCGTTCTATGAGGGCCATTGCGAAGCGCGCCTCTGTATTTGGAACTTCGGTATCGTGGACAGTAAACTTTTTAATGGAATTACGTCCATACTCTTCGGTAACGGCAACTTGCGTAGTCATGTGATTTTCCTTTCAGGGGTGGGTAAATGGTCATTCAACGGGAGCGGGGATGGTGGAAGCTGGCGCACCAGCAAATCGTCGGGGATCGGCTTCTTGCCGGTCATCTGCTTCATGAAGAAGGCGCGATTGAACCGGGCGCTCCCGTCCCGAAGATCGCGCGCCCATTGCGGGTTCATCTCGCGAGCGCCCCGACCACTCTCGCCGCCGCAAATGATCCAGTCCGGTGCGTGCTTATCGAGAATGATCGGCCCGAGCATCGGCTCGAAGCTGCCAAACGTGAACAGCGGCCGGCATGTCAACATTGCGTCCCATAGCTTCATGCGGTCGCGGTCGTATTCTTCCTGGTTCGCAATGGTGGCGCCGAGCGCCGCATTTTCTGGCAGCAGCGGGTTACCGTGAAATGGGTCGGTCATCTTGTTGACGTTGCCAATCCGCTTCGTCAGCAATAGCCAGACGAGCGACGGCGTTTCCTCGATCAGCTTAAATAGATCCCGGCGCCATATCGGGTCCACTTCGTTATCGAACACGTCGGCGAGCGAAGCGCAGAATACAAACGGGCGCGCGCCGGCTGCCTGCGCCTGCTTGTTCCAGCGCCGCGGCTGTTGCCAATTCGCCGCCGATGTCCGTGACCTATCTTCGCCAGCACCCCACCGCACGCGGCCGTAGCGCGTGTCCATCATGGCTTCCGCATAGCAATGGTCGCAGGCTGGCGAGACCTTCGTGCAGCCAATCCACGGATTAAAGGTGTGATCCGTCCACTCGATTTTGCTGTTCTCAGCCATAACTAATCCTTCGACGAGAGTGCGAGTGCGGCGCGTGCCTGCGCGAATTTGTCAGCATCAACCGTTAACCTTGTGCTCTCCGGAAGGTAATCAAAGAACGCCGTAAAGAATGCGACGGTTTCTTCCAGGGCGGCGATTCGACGGCGCTGCCTGTACCAATCTTCACAAACGGCACTATGACCGGCGCAGCAATCACCACCGTCTGGCATCATGCAATCGGGCAGATTTTGATCGGGATGAAAGACGCTCATAACGGCTCCTTTGAGGTGACCGTGGGGGACCGGCCTACATTTCCATCGGCCTGATTTTCGACGGCCGCGCTTTGCGGCGCCGCCCCACGGTGTTCTGAAGCCACCACCTTAGCCGACTCATTCAATCGCACGGCTTCCTGGTGGTCTCTGTATTCCCGGCAACGGTCGCGGCGTTCTTCAGTCCTGCAAACGTTGCTGAACGACCAGCTTTCGCAGAAATGGCAGTAAACGGCGCTCATGGGGTTCCCCGCTCTGCCGGAGGCACCACGTGAGACTCCTTGACGTGGCGCTTCCATTGACTATGGGCATATACTTCGCCGTCAAAAAACGTGGCGCTTTTCCAGCCGCATTCGCATATGATCTGGTCAAGCAACGCGGGGGCACCACCTTCCCACCATGTGAATTTGGGATCATCCATTGCTCGATCCTCCCACAACGCTCCTGAGGGCTTCGCGGGCAATGCGCCGTGCTTCGCCTGGCATCCTCGCCTCAACGCAAGATTCCAGCGCTTTCACCAGCGAGGCATGGCTGTTCACTGCCTTGACGATGAAGGCGGCGTTGGCAGCTTCATTTCTGCCGGAAGGGGTCCAGAAAATCGTCTCGTAATCGGCGCCGATAATCGATATCGCGCCTTTCCACGGCTCCCAATCGTCGCCTCCAATAACCCAAGGCGTTGGCGCGTGCTCAGCCATTGTCGCCCCCTTGCATGGATGGTGTGGATACATCATCGGTGTGATCAACGACTTCGATATGATCCTTGAAGCTCGGCAAGTGGCTCCATCCGATCACGGTTGATCCGGGCCACGTTTGCAGGCTCCAGCCATCCTTGCCGTAGTAGCGACCGATATCAGGGTAGAACGTGCCGTCCTTTAGTCCGATGAGCACGACGACCGCGCGATTGTCGCAAGGCAAATCGTTGAGAGACGGATAGAACCACTCGGGATCGTCAGACATCAGAGCTCTCCTGGGGAGTGTGCCAGTGGCACTCGCGAATAGTGATGCTGGCTTTGTTGCGTTTGACGTAGAAGTCCTTGACGTTTGGTGCGTCGCCATAGGACATCACGGCATCCTTCTTTAAGGGCTTATCAAGGAGCCATTTCGCGGCACGCACACCAAGAATCCAATCGTCGGGGTCGAGATCGGTTAGAATGACCTTCATCATCCCGGCCCCCATGGCAGGAGAAATGGCGTCGGCTTCGACTTGCAGTCTTTCCGAAGCTGGCGCGCGGCCCGGACCGTAATAACCGCCAGCGTGATTGCGCCGATCGCGGCGAGTGCGTGAATCATTTGTCACCTTCTGAGTAGGGCCATTCGGCACGGTGATCCTGCGAAGAGAGTGCGTTTGGACATTGCGGGTCGGCGCAAGGCTCAAGCAAATTGCAGGATTCGCAGCGGGTCTTTTGATTGGCTGGGAACGACAGTGGGCGCGACATCGCGAACCGCCCCTTCGTATCGCCGCACCCCTCGCTGGTTTCGGCGGCTTCGGCCACATCGCTCTTATCGAAAGAGGGAACAGCGAGGTCGGTTACCTTAACCACGATTTCAGCGATCATTTCATTGGCGCGGTCGATATCTTGCGGACAAAGCCAATCACCAACGTCGGTACAGATGGATTTCCCGCAAAGGATTTCGCTTACGGCGTTAAACGCCGCCTCTCGCGACGGTGGTGAAGCGGCAGGTGCGGGGATGAGGGCGGAGCGGGCTAAAGCTGCGGCGTCGTCAAGCCCCTTTGTAGAGCTATCCTGTGACCCGTAGGCTTCAACGAACGCTTCCAAAGCTTCCCGCATTTGCGCACTAGAGGCAAGGGCGGCGGCGATAGCATCGCGTTGCCCGACGCAAACATCACCCTTGCATCGCTTGTGTTCTTGATGGTCCTCTGTGCATTTGCACCAAAGATGAAAATCGGCCAATTCATCGGCGGCGGCGCTCGATGCAGCGGCAGGTGTGGGTATGCGTTCAATCTCCCTGCGAATATTCTCGCAAGCGGCCCTATATTGCGGACCGGCGTGACCGTTGAGATGGCGATCGATTATCGCCAGTATTTCTTCCCGTTCCGTCATGTCTGATGGTCCTGTTGAGGCTGCGCTGTACGGCTCGGCCATGTGTCAAGCACAGTGCGGGCTAATTGCCTTGACGTTTCAGCGCCAAGCGGGCGGCCATTATCAACACGTCCGCGCGCGATCTCCTGCAAGACACGGCGGTAGCGCAGGGCTTCTTGGCGCAATCCGTCCAAATATTCGCGATCAATTTCGTTCATGTCATCCCCGATTTGCTGCCGAGTGCGTGTATGCTATTCGAACCTGACGCCGCCGAAATATTCCAGAGCTGCAAGGCCAAGGCTGACGGCTGCGATAGTTCCGAAAACCAGATAGACCATCAGGAACGGACTGTTCTTCACCATCTCGAACATCCGTTCTTGCCGATCAGAATCCCGTCGATTACCCAGAACAAAATCGGCAGCGCGACTATCCAGATGACGATGGCGAGAGCTATCCAGATCATGATCGTTCCCTCCCAGCTTCCCGAATGCTTCCGTCGAACCGGCGCCAGCGTGTGATCGTGCGTGGCTTCTTGATCCCCAGGTGCTTCGCGCGCTTGCGGGCGGTTACTGACTTCTCGGCAACGTCTGTCCTTGTTTTGACCCGGTGACACGGAACACACAAAAGTTGCAGATTGGATTCTCGGTGTTCTTCGCCGTTGATGAGGGCGATCGCGTGGTCAAATTGAGCGACGACAACGCGGTTGGTGCAGATCGCGCAATTTCCGTTGAATAGGTCGAATACGCGGATTTTAACGCGCGCAGGTATCGCCTGATCGTCATTGGCGGCTATCCATTCTGGAAGTTCGCGGCTCATCGAACGCGCTCCGCAGCTCTGGCGTTGGCGTTCTCCGATTGCCAAACTGAAATAAGCATCTCGGCGGCTCTGGCACGGGCCTTATGCCGCTCAAGTTCCATCACCGCTTCTGCCTCCGTATCCTTCAGACTGACGTAAAGCTCATTGGTTTCGACTTGGCTCTCGCGCTCTTTGACTGTGCCGGATGTCTGAAGATAGAACTCTGCATAGCCATGCCGGGAGCCATTTTCAGAATCGACAACGTCCTTCCGAGCGAGCGCCAGGGGATGGGGATCGATTGCCAAATAGGCCAGCGCATCAGATACGTTCTTGTCGGAAACAATCATGGCTCACCTAAAAAGGAATCTCGTCATCCATGTCGGCGTTACGAGCTTTCGGCATTGCGCGCTGGCTGATGGACTGCTGTTCTTCCTTCGGCTCGTTCCTGGCGGGGCCGTCCAGCATCGTTAGCGTTCCGCCAAACCCTTGAAGGACAACCTCGGTCGAATACTTCTCGACGCCGGATTGATCGGTCCACTTGCGGGTTTGAAGTGCGCCCTCAAGGTAGACCTTGCTGCCCTTCTTCAAATACTGCTCGGCAATCTTGCAAAGTGGCTCAGAGAAGATAACAACGCGGTGCCACTCGGTTTTCTCCTTGCGCTCGCCCGACGACTTGTCGCGCCAGCTTTCCGAGGTCGCAATCGTGAGATTGCAAATCGGCTTTCCGTCCTGAGTGCGGCGGACTTCGGGGTCTTTCCCGAGATTGCCGATAAGGATGACTTTGTTGACTGATCCGGCCATTAGCCTGTTTTCCTTTCGATATATTCGACTGCATCCCGTTTTTCGAGTTGGCGCAGATGTTTGAGGTAGTCCGTATTGAGCATCGTCCGCCAGCTATCGGATAGGCGCGAAGCCCGGCTCTTGGCTGTGAGGGTCCACCGCTTGCAGTCCTCCACAGTTGCGAGTGTCTGAATTTCTTTTTGTAGCTCTGTGTAAATGGGCCTCTGCGCGTCCACGGTTAAAACCTGGATGCCGTCAGCCCGATTGATGAGGTCTTCGGCGGGGACTTCCCCAATGTCTTCGGGGAGGGTGTCGTGCGTGCTATGGCGCTGCCGGAAGTCGTCGGATTCTTCCTCGGAGTAAATCGCCGCACCCGTTGCGTTCAGGAGCTTGATGGCAACTCGGTCTTTCGCCCTTTTTTCTGCGATCGACGCAGGATAGGCGATCTTGCAGTTGGCAGGAGAAGCCTCGCCAAACGACCATTCCGTTCTGTCGCCCATCTTCCCGAAGACGCAGATGACCATGATCTTCTCGGCGGTATTGACCTCAATGATTGCGGGGCGCTCAAACGTGATGCCGCGCGCAGCCACGATCCTCTCAATGGCAGAGTGCTTTACCGCCCACGATCCGGGGCGCACTTCCCACATTTCGGATTCCGTAATCCCGTAAGTTTTCTGGAACTCCAGAATTTCTGGCGACTTCTTACCCATTTTTCACAATCCTTAACTGCGCTGGAACACTGGCCTCGACGGCGGTTGCTACCCATTGCAGGCGCGTTGCAGCCTGATCTAGCTCGCGCCAGTTGCCTTTGAACTGTCCGACCGTTTCTTGGTTGGCGGCCAATACGAACAGGTCTTCGCATTCCCGGTAGAGCTGGCTGATGCGCTGCTCTAATAGTTCCTCGGGGGTTGGCTGGTGATCCATCACGCGGCGGATTTCTTCCAGATCCATGTCGAGTTCGGACATCTTCATCGGACTTCCTCCCCCAAAGCCGCCCATGCGCGTTGAATGCACTGCGGAGCCGGTTCGATGCCGTCACCTTCGCCCCAATAGATGCCGAGCATTTCCGCTAAAGATGCCTTCAGCTCCGCAATGCGTTCGTATTGGGCCTTGATCTCCTCCTCCCTCGCGTCGATTGAGCGAGAGATGGCAGCTACGTTTTCGGTGAAGCGACCTAACGTGGGATTGTCCTGAAAAGTCATCACACTGCCTCATGCTTGCGGAGATCACGGGCATGATCCCACGCCCATTCGCGGGCCTGATCTTCGGGGAAATCTTCATTGGCGGGCATCGCCTCGATCTCTTCCAAAATTTCTTCCGTAACGTCGCGAACGGTGCCCTCGTCCTCGCAAACCTCGATCACCTTGAAGGCGTTGACCTCACCGGAGCGGATCAGTGCAATGACGGAGGCGCGGGAGTTGGTGTCGCGGTCGGTTTCGATGAAAGCGCAGCCTTGGCGGCCGAAGCTGGCTTCGATGAAGTAGAGTGGCTTCATGGCGGTTCTCCCCGATCAGGCGGCTTTGCGAGCGCGGCGGCGAGGGGCTTCCTGCGCCTTCTCGAAATTGAACTTTGCGATCCAGTTGAGGTTGGCTTCGATGTGGGCGCGGACTTCATCGTCCGTCATGCCGCAGCCGGTGATGGTGAGAATGTCCTGATTGACGCAAGCGGGATGGTTCTGGATCTGGGAGAGGGCGCTCAGGAGGTCTTGGCGGGCTGGGGTCATTTGTTTGCTCCGTGCTGGTACGAAGCACGTTGCCAGATTGGAAACAGGTAGTCAATAGGAAAGTTGCCAAACTGGAAACAATAATTTTGGGCAAATAAAAACCCGCCGTAATCAGCGGGTTAGGTCCATTTCGGAACTTTTATCCTGCCTTCTGGAACATCCGGCGCAGGATATCGGCCGCCATTTCCCGTTGTTCGGGGGTGGCGTCCTCCACAATGGCATCTAGGGACGGCGTGCCAGGAGGGTAGAGAAGCTCGCTGGGGTGCATGTCGAGGGCGTGGGCTATCTTGGAGGATCTTGCCCGGATCAAGCCTGTTCTGCTCTGTGTAGCGCTTCCAGACGGCCTCCCGGCCAATTCCAAGCCGCCCGGCCATCTGCTCGTCGGAAACCCCGAGCCGCTCCATATGCTCTTTGATGTAGTAATGGAGGCGCGCGCCCTTGCGTATCTTTGTTACCATGCCGGAAACTATATGGGGGGAGGGGCCAAGAGTCTCTTTCCAAGTCGGCAACAAGACGCTTGACATCACGTTTCCAATCTGGCAACAATGCCGGTATGGATCATCCCCTTCGCAAATATCGCCAGGACCACGAGATGACGCGGGCGCAGCTCGCGGACAAGCTCGGCGTCGGCCGCCCCACGGTGTTCCGCTGGGAAAGCGGCACCCGCAAGATTGATGAAAGCCTCCTGCCGAGAATTACGGAGCGAACCGGAATCCCTGCGAAGGAACTCCGGCCCGATCTTCTCAAGAGGCATGAGGAAATGTTTGGGGGCTCTCAGTGAGCCGTCATCAAATCCACTTCGGATCTGGCGATCTGGTTGGGCTGTCCCAACGCCGCCGTGATTTGCGGGCGGGATTCTACCAAGCCATCTTTGGTGATGAACACCTTGCCTGCGCAGACCTTGTGCATGGAGCCATCTCCGGATTGCTCCCACTTCCAGAAGCAAAAGCGGACAACGCCGCCGATCATGTGAACCTTTGCCAGCCCGTCTGCGATAATTTCGGCCACGCTGTAGAGTTCGACCACTTCGTCGCTCATTCCCAAACCCCGTGTTTTTATTGGTTAGGGAAACAGCAGAACACAACTTCAGCGAACAAAAAACAAAATTCGCAATTGGTACATGACAATTCGATTCCGCGCCGCATCGTGTTCCATTTTGGGAACGCGCCCGTAAATCTACGGAGCGCCGCATGAGCATCTTCCAAGTCATCCAATCGGTCGCTCCCTTTGCCTTTGCTGGCTTCATCATCCTTGCCGCAATCCTAGTCCTGCTTCCGGTGAGCAAATGAGCACAATCCTTGTCCTTGTTGCGTTGAACATCGTCGCAATCTGCGTCGTCGGACGGCGCGCTAACAGGAGGCGAGCATGACATCATTTCGTTCTGGCAGTCCTCTCAAGGTCTCCCCAGACTCCTCCGACTTCGGTCGGGGGCTTTTTATCCAGACGTTGACTGACATCGTGGCGGTCGTCTTCGGGGCAATCTTCGTCTGCTCCGTTGCGCGCAGTCTGCCGCTCGCGATCTTCTTGTTGCTCTTCTGCCAATTTTAGCAGCGCGACCCGGTTTCTAAGACTGTTCAGGATTAGGGAAACCTGAAACCCGAGTGAAGTGTACGTTTTCTCATTGTCGTTCATGGCGTTCCCCATCGTCTGGGGATTTTTTAAGGAACCAACTTTCCAAAATTCGGAAAATCGTTCCGAACAGTAAGGAGTAGGGAAAATGCGCAAGGAAATCGCGATCATTTGCGGGCCGAGGGATTGGGGCGAGACGCGTTCTAGCTGGCTAAACAAGGTGCCTGACACCGTTAAGACGGTCAGCCATCGGACGGTAAAGGCACTTTGGTACGGGGAAATAAATGATCCAGAACACTGGGCCGCGCGTGACATCCGCCGTGCCGCTGAACTCATTCAAGCCAAGAGAGAGGCAGCAGCACTTGCCGCACAACTCGAAACCATCATTAGCGGACTCAACGCTACGGACCCGGATTTTCATAAGCCGTCTATTGCTGCGCTTGTCAGCTCTCTGCGCGGCTTACGCGGTCAAGGTAGCACCTGAGATTTTTCGTAGCTAACCCGCGCATCACACTAGCGGGCAACATTGGAGAAAATGGGGCAAATGGCTGTACGTTGGAATGAAGAACTGTGCGCGCGCCTGAAATCTCTCTGGCCCGATCACAGCGCGGCGGCAATCTCCGCGATCTTTCGTAGCGAGGGGTTTGACTTTTCCCGCAACGCCGTGATCGGGATCGCTCACCGCCTGGAACTCACGAGCAAGCTCCAGGTCAGGCTATCAAGACCTCCGACCGTCAAGAAGGGCGTCTTTCAGCACGTTGTCCGCAAAGCCAATAGGGTCCGGCTTCGCGTCGTCAACTCCGGCGGCAACCAATCCGCTCTGACCTTCAAAACCATCGACGCGAGATTGCCAGCATTGCGCTGCGTCGAAATCGCACTCCGCAACATCCCGTTGGTTGACCTTGAACCAAACGATTGCCGGTTTATCGCTGGCGATGACTACCTTTATTGCGGGCATCCTCAGAAGGCCGGTTCGAGCTACTGCCCCGCGCATGATTCCCTGGTTTGGATTCCAGCTAATCCCCGGAGGGCAGCGGCATGAAGCGCGACAAAGAGATGTCCATGAATAGGGCCGTCGATCTTCTTTTGCACCGCAATGACACACGCATGATGGTCATGCACTCATCTGACGGAGACCATTTTTACATCGTCCCCGGCGGGAGGGTGGATCGCACCGCCGCGCAAAAGATTCTGAAGCGGCCGGACATCATCGAATTTGACGACGGTCTTTTCCCCGGTAACCCGCAGTCATGGAGGCTGCAACATTGATCGTCCTCCATTTGCCATTCCCACCCAGCTTGAACAATATGTTCATGAACGGCTCTGCGGGCCGCTTCCGTTCGCAACGCTATGACTCGTGGATCATGGAGGCGGGGACGGAAATAATGCGCCAGCGGCCTCCTAAGGT